GGAAGGAAGACGGTTTCGTCTAAAAACTCTGTTTCACTTTGCGTGGTCAAACGTGTGTTCGCTTTTTCGGGGGGGGTTTTGTAATGCGTCTTTGGTTTTGGTGGTTGTTCTTCGTCTGCGATGGTGGCGAGTTTGCCTGCGGTCTTGGCGTTGACATAGCGCGCTCCAGCTCTGCTGTTGCAGCTTCGGCATAGGACTCTGCAGTTGTCCAGGGTGTTTGCATCTATTGGGTTGGTGAACGTATCGACTGGCCTGATGTGGTCGATTGTGTTGGCTTCGTTGCCACAGATTGCACAGTGGTTGTCGTGTTCCAGTAGCTGCTTTCGTATGGCCTTGAAGGTTGAGTGGCTTCGTGCTTTGGTGTTGTGTGCTGTCATGTTGGTTTCCTTTGGTGTTTATCTAGCGCCCTTGGCTACGCCTGCGGTTGCTTTCGTGTTCGTGTTCGGTCTGGTGGTTTGTGCCAGCCCCCACTTCCAGTTTGTAACTGTGGCAGGTGGTTTGTGTAGGACGGTCAGCCATTCGCCTTTTCTGAAGTTAGGGAACTCTGCACTGGCGACTTACCCCAACAACCTTTCAGGTAAGTCATCTCGGGTGATTGGGCGCGCCAGCTCTACCCACGTTTCCGTGTGTTCTACCTGCACAGTGCAATCCCGTACGAGGCCATGGTCGTATTCAGTTGTGATCATTGTGTTAGTTCTTTCGAATCCCCTGAAGGATGGCAATGCCGATGGATATTAGCAGTGCGTACCACGCAAGTATTAACACTGGGAGAGCCTTTGGGCTATGAAGGTAATGTCTGATGGTCGCCAAAGGTAGCACTCAGCATGAGGGTGAAGTGTTCTCAACCATTGCAACTGTGCTTCTGACGCTTTGCCTTTCTCAGTCTTTAACTCAGCAAAGATGAGTCCGCGCTCAACATGAGCCATGACGATGTCAGGGAATCCTGTGGACCCTGTCGTGATGTAACGCCCTGTCCGTGTCATTGATGGCTGTGAGTGGTGCAGTGACCAACCGAACTGAAACGCCAGTGCTTTTACTTGGGCCTGAAAGGACGACTCGCTGACGGGAATCATCGTTTGTCTTTGCCAAGCATGAACCCACACATGAACACCGCGCTCAACATAATGACGAGACTGAACAGGTCAAGCATTAGAACGGCTCCTCAGGGCTGTCATACGTTGGGGCTGGTTGCTCACCGTTCTTCAACGAATCGATATAGGCGCTCGCTTCTCGGCGACTGAAGGACTGGAGATTGTGCGGAGGAATTTTGCCCATGGATTTACAGACGGCACGAATCATGTTCTGTTGCTTCTCAGTGGCAAGGTTGCTGGACTCAGTAATGACTGTGTCTCCGCGCTGCACCTTTTGCATTTCCTCACGGCTAGGGCGTTTGTCAAGCGATGACCCACAGAAGTTGTGCATAGGGAAATTTGACAAACAGCGACCAAGCGAACTTGTTTCACAGTTCTCCAAGGAACTCGTTTTATTCACTGAACCCTGATTCCTGACCTCCTCAGCATGGCCTGTGGCTACGACCACGCCATCGCAAAGGATGCTGGTCTTCATCACACAAATGTCTTCACCAGGTAGGGACAGAAGCTCGGAGATGACAGCGAAGAACTGCTCGCGCGTTTCCGCCCATTCGATAAAGCGGGAGAACCTGCTTTGTACTGGTTCGTAGGAGTCAATATCAAAGCCCACGGGCGTAGTCCTTTTCTAGTTGGTTGAGCATTGAACGAACGTACTCAAGCTTCTTTTGTAGTTCAGCAATCTCTTGGTCTTTGGCATAGAGCAGGTCTGCCATGTCATCGTTGTGTGTGTACTCACTCACCAGCCACCCAGAATTCTCCTGATAGCTGCAGTGTCGTCACGGGTTGTGAACAAGGTAACGCTGGTCAAGCCAAAGTCAAGGGTGATGCAGGTAAAGGTGTCGTGGTCGGTGACTTTGCAGGTGATGTTGTCTTTGGTTACTTGGTGAATACCAATGTTGCCCACGGTTACTTTTTCACTCATCTGATTTCCCCAATGACACGTTGCTTATGTATGTGATGCCTTTTGATGGGCCTGAACTATTGAATGATGGGTGCCATGAATCGCGGATGGTTTCAGCGATGTTTGGCAATGCGTGAAGCGCGCCCACAGCCTCAAGCACAAGGCTTGATTCCTTGAAGCGCAATTCCAAAGCCAGATTGTGGCTGAGGTTAGTTAGTTTGGCGATTAGCTCACCAGTTGATGTTTCCATTTGTGTGTACCTTTCCACAGTTACGTTTCCATTTGACAACAAGCGTGTGTCTTGATTGGCAGATGAATCTTTGCAGGGATGCTTGTCCCTTAAGACAGCCCCAGCCCCACGGCCCAACGCGCCATATTTTGCGTCCGTCAGGATTGATATGAGATTTGAAAGCGATGGCATCAGCAACCTTGACTTGTTGCTTTGGTGTCTTGCCTTTTGCACTGGGAGTGTCTGACCATGTGCGCCATGTTTGGCGGTGAATGCCAAGACCGCCTGTGTAGGACTTTGTGCTATGTGACCAGTTGCCACCAGTTTCGCACTGGGCAAGTTGGTCATAATATTGATCAGGTAACACGCCGTTGTATTTGGCGTGAGAATTAACAGCTGCACTTGCGTGGGCTGGGGTGGATAATGCGGTGATGAGGGCTAGTGCCATGATTCTCTTAATCAACCATTTCAACTTCTGTAATCGAAGCAAACGTCATCCAGGGAGCCTGCCTTGTGGCGACTGTGACCTTGACGATTTCTTCTGTTGCCGAATCCGTAAAGATTTGGACGAGGGTTAGTTTGTCCTTAGACCATAACGGCATATAGCCCCACGAGGGAAGCATCACTTGCGCCACCAGCGGTTAACGACCTTGAAATATGCCCATGAGAGGCACCAGCCAAATAAGACGGCTATAAACATTTGCTCGTGTGTGTAGGTCATGCCCAGCCCCTAACCAAGTCAAGACCTGATTGGGTGATGGCGCACACAATGCCCTGAGAGCCACTTGAGAGCGTCCTACGGATGCCTAAGTCGTGGATTAGTCCTGCTGTGCGTAAGTCTGAGCATCGCTTCCAGTAGCCCTTAATTTCATGACCTTGGGCTGAAGCGCGAGATGCAGCTTCTTCGTCTGTGAGGCCCAGCGTGGCATCGGCGTAAATGGCTAGAAGGATGGCGCGGTGACTGCCCACTTTCATCGGGGTCACTTGCCGTGAAGTTTCAGGGTCTGTGCTCCTGAAAAGCGGTAAGTCGAAAATGATTTTCTGCATTATGTGTTTCCTTTGGTTAAGCCCTTTGAGTGGCTGGATGTGACTTTACACAATTTGAGAAAGCGGTGGTGGATACCCCAATGGAAACAAAGGCACCCACCACCTAGCCCCAGCCTGCTCAAACAAGCTGGGAATCCTTTATGGCTTAGGCAAGGCGCGCCATGCAGCTTCGAGAGCCACAGCATCCTCAGCGTGTCCGCCATTGGACTGAGGCGCAAGTTCCACATGAATCCAGCGTCCGTTTTTTGACCCACCGTTATCGGAATCAGTCCACTTTTTCCAGCCAGGCTTTCCGTTTCTGTTGCATCTCCAGCCCTGCCACGTTCCGTTGATTAGACCGCCGTAGTCATGAACTTCTTCAATGCCCAGTTCTTTGTAATACTTGACAAACCACAACATGGCCTGCACAGCTGCAGCTTTTCCTTCTTTGGTGTCTTCAAAGCCCAAGTCCATACCCCTTGCGGTGCTGTGGACGCTCATGCCTTGACCCGACCTCATCTGCCTGACCACTAGCGTCCCAAGGTTTTTGAATGACCATCTCCGCGCACACAAATCAACAAACTTTTCAGTCCCTGCCATTTTTGCAGTGGCTGTCTTGTCGTACCCCGTGTACTTCATTCTTTGTCCTTATCGTTCTGGTGGCCCTTCAACCCGTTTGAAGCAAGGAGGCCCGCCAATACGCCCGACATGGTCAACGTCAGCGGTGACAGAATCTTCCAAGCTTCAGCATCATTGGGTGCCTGCTCAAGAGGTTGAGTCACAAACAGAAGCCCGTAAAGCAACACAAAGACTGTGCCTACAAAAGCAATGGAGATTGCAAGGCCAACGATCAAAATGAGTCGTCCTTTGATTTCTTCGTTTGATAGTCGTGCGCGCAATTTCATGAGCAACGTCCTTCTGGAGCAAGGGTGGTGGTTGGGGTGGTGATTTCGGTTGTGCGGGTTGCAACTTGGTTTTTAGTCCGTGGGCAATTGATACGTTCACGGTCTGCGCAAGCGGTGAGCGACCCCAAAAAGACCAATAGAATCAGGCTTTTTCGCATTAAAGAATTGGCTCAACAGTAATTGAAGGAACAAGAATTGTTGCGGTAGGTCCTGACGCTCTTGAAGCAATCGTGAAAGTGTTCAACCCAGCGGTCAATGCGATTGTCAATTGACGTGATTTGCCAATGACGGTTGGACCTACGCTGTCAAAACCGTTTGCATCTGCTGCAGCGATTGTTGTTGCACCTGATACCGCAAAAGACATGACTGTTGTTGAGCCACCACTGTTTGAAAGACCTGGTGACATAATCGTGACCAACGCGCTAGTTCCCGTATAGACCGAAACGCTTGTCGCCGTGTTGACATAGCCACCGACAGCAGGGTTAAAAGTTGCGGCGGCTGCAGATTTGACAACAAGGTCAACCCACACCGAACCGTTGTAAATCATTAGAGAAGTTGAAGCCACGGTGGGTGCTGTCAAGTAGCAGACCATGCCCTCCAGCGGGGTGGGCAGTGCCGTATTTCTTGCAGCTTCGGTTGTGAACGTCATCACTGCCTGTTGTTGCAGGGTGTTCATCTGCGTTGAAGTAAGTATTTGTCCAGCAGTAAATGTTTGTATTGCCATGTTTGTCTCCTTTAGAAACTTAGAAGGTTGGTTGTTGAGATGGTTCCAAATATTGCATCGTCCAGAACAAAATAAACATTTGCGTCTGTTGATTCGAATGTGAAAGAGATGACATGGTTGCCAGGTGTGATTGTATGGTTCACGCCTGAAACAATCAAGGTTTGACTGTCACTTGAAGGTGTCCCAGTGACAAAGTTTTTCACTACTGTGCAGACGCTGGTGAGGTCAAGGCCCAGAACAATGTTTTGTTGGGCTGTGGTCATGCCTGCCAATTGGGTTTGCAAACCGTTGAATCTCAAAATTGGGTTTTGGTATCGGCCCAAAAGGTAACTGCCCAGAGCTGCAACTTCTAGCGTGGCGCTGTTGAGAAGGTCCGTGAGGCTGTACGTCTGGGATTGGTATTGAGCAATGGAGGTGGCGTTGCTGGTTGTTTGAACTGCCCCAGCTGGTGATTGTGTATTGATCACGTTGTAAAGCAATTCATCGCCGTACTGGTTCATGAGGCTGTTGAAGGGAAGACCTGTGCCGTCACCGTTAAATGTTGCCCCAGTGACAGGGTTCAAAACACTTGCTCTGCCTTTAAAGGTGAGGGTTCCAGCTGCGCTCATATAGAGAAAACCTTGTTCGGATGTGTTGATTTGTTGTAGGTAGTTCAGGCAGTT